CTGGAGCCATCCGGTTTCATTGGATATTTCTTTAAAGATAAAAATAGATACAGTAGATGAAATAAGACAGGAAGAAACTACTGTGGAAGAGACAACAACGGCTGCAGAGAAGATCATTCCTATATCACCGGCACAAAATTCAGGTACTGTATCAGAAACAGGAAGGGTGCAGCCGTCCAAAAGTTATAAAGAGGCGGTGACCGGGACAGATGCACCTGGAAACCAAGTGGAAGAAACTGCGGTAGCTCCGGTGCCGACTGTACCGGCAACTTCACCAGCCAGTGAGACTACGGCAGAAGAAATCAAGATCGTACCGTTATCATAAACAGGCTGGGGGAACATTTTTGTGGAAGATCAGTGAACGTCCTCCTCATCAAAATCAACTACAACGTAAAATCCCCGGGAGTTTTCACGGATGTCTTTTACAATGCCGTATTCGGATTTGATGCGGTCTCTGGCGGCGAAGCAGCCGGACATGGCCACAGCTGGATCGATGATATAGCTGTAGCTGCTGGTTCCTTCCCGCTCAATGATCTTTACTTTGTCACCGGCGCTTACAAGACCGGGACGTTCCATTTTAAATTCAACGGTTCTCATGATAAATTTATGCCTTCTTTCTAAACGGACATGTCACTTGATAGTGACATCTTCTTATTTCCATATTCATGAAAACAAGAAGCATGTTGGGTTCACCATATGCTGGTTTAAATGAAAAAGTGCTTATGCAAGCAAGTTTGTAACACACTTTCTCATTCAAACCAGCGCATGGCTGAATTGTAACGTTTAAATCGCCAGATGTCTGCCAACTTCTTCACAGACCTGGCGGATATAGTCGCTTAAACTGCCGCCCTGACAGCCTGCAATAAAGTGGTTGCAGCGATTAACAGGTATAAGTATTTTATAGGCACTGCTGGAGCTTACAGCAGTGGCCATAGTAGCGGTGATCTCTCCCATAAGGGAATCGGCCATAACAATGCCAATAGGGCCAATGATCAGGTCAGCGTTTCTGGCATTGACTATTACAGGATTTTCGCCGGTGGCTCCATATGAGGCACCGGCTTTTAACATGGCGGAGGTTGCAATGCTGTTGGTACCAATAGCGTAAAGTTCAAGTTCAGGATAGCTGTTTTTTAGCTGTTCGATCACAGCTTTTCCCATGCGGCCGCCCTGGCCGTCTATAATAACGATCTTCATGAGTCATATTTCTCCTTTGTATTGTAATGTTCTCCTGAAGTTTTTCATACACTTGCTTTTGTGGCCGTTATTTTTCAATCACACCCGGATTTCAGAGGCGGACGCAACGCTAATACTTCAGAAATTTGGGCACAATTGACAAAAGATTTCGAGAGAACATTGTACCTTCCATAAGGGAAGAAAAACAACATTATCTTAGCATATCTATTGATAATTTAAAAGGATTACAGGTAGAATCTTCTTTTCATGAATATGGAAACCAGAAGATGTCATAGTAAAACTGTAATTATAATGCATCTGTTGTATTAGTTCTATCTTGACAAACAGGACTTAAATGTTATAATCAAGGTTAGCAGAAATGCAAAAGGCATTGAAGGAACCAGTAATCTGTGGGAAGCAGACAGAGAGCAGCCAGTTGGTGGAAAGGCGCATGCAGGAGACAGATGAAGACCAGTCCTGAGCCGTATCAGGGAACTGTAATAAAGCTTTAAGGCTTTAGAAGTGGGAAATGATACCGTACCCCGCGTTAAGGGATGAATGAGTGAAAATCAAGGTGGAACCGTGTATATGCACCCTTGGACATAGAGATGTGTCCAGGGGTTTTTTAATATCTTAAAGCCTTAAAGGACATATCCAAACGATGTACTAGAAAGCGTTTTAAAAACGAAAGGAGTTTACCATGAAGATTATTTTACCAGACGGAAGTGTTGAAGAAGCAAAAGACGAATTAAGAGCCATTCGCCATACTGCTTCCCATGTACTTGCACAGGCAGTAAAGAGACTGTATCCGGAGACCAAGCTGGCGATCGGACCGGCAATTGATGATGGATTTTACTATGACTTTGACAGAGAAGGTGGATTTACTCCAGATGATCTGGAAAAGTTAGAGGCTGAAATGAAGAAGATCGTTAAGGAGAATCTGGCATTAAAGCCATTTGTTCTGCCTAGAGACGAAGCTATTAAATTTATGCAGGAAAAGGGAGAGCCTTATAAGGTAGAGCTGATCGAGGATCTTCCAGAAGGTGAGACTATCAGCTTCTATCAGCAGGGTGACTTTGTAGATCTGTGTGCAGGACCACATATTCTTTATACAAAGGGCATTAAAGCATTTAAGCTGACCAGCATTGCAGGTGCTTACTGGAGAGGCAGCGAGAAGAATAAGATGCTGACCAGAATCTATGGTACTGCATTTGCAAAGAAAGAAGATCTGGAAAGCTATCTGACCATGATGGAAGAGGCTAAGAAGCGTGACCATAGAAAACTGGGCAAAGAGCTGGGATTGTTCATGTTCGCAGAAGAAGGACCTGGTTTCCCATTCTTCCTTCCAAAGGGCATGACTTTAAAGAATACACTGATAGATTACTGGCGTGAGATCCACTTAAGAGAGGGATATCAGGAAGTTTCTACTCCTGTTATCTTAAGCCGTAAGCTGTGGGAGACCTCTGGTCACTGGGATCATTACAAAGAGAACATGTATACAACTGTTATTGATGATGAGGACTACGCTATTAAGCCAATGAACTGTCCAGGCAGTATGTTGGTGTATAAGTCCCAGCCTCGTTCCTACCGTGACCTGCCATTAAGAGTTGGTGAGTTAGGTCTGGTACATCGTCATGAGAAGAGCGGACAGCTTCATGGCCTGATGCGTGTACGCTGCTTCACCCAGGATGATGCACATATCTTCATGACCCAGGATCAGATCACTGACGAGATCAAGGGCGTTACAAGACTGATCAACGAAGTTTACTCTCAGTTTGGATTTGATTATTTCGTAGAGCTTTCTACCAGACCAGAAGATTCCATGGGATCTGATGAAGATTGGGAGATGGCAACAAACGGCCTGAGAAACGCACTGGATGAAATGGGCTTAAAGTACATTGTAAATGAAGGAGACGGCGCATTCTACGGACCTAAGATCGACTTCCATTTAAGAGACTCTATCGGACGTACCTGGCAGTGCGGTACTATCCAGCTTGATTTCCAGCTTCCGCAGCGTTTTGATGCTGAGTACGTGGCTGAAGATGGTACAAAGAAGC